CTTCGGCCCTACCATACAGGGCGAAGGAAGTGCTGCAGGCCGTCACTGCATCTTCGTGAGGACCTACAACTGCAACTTGCACTGCCGTTGGTGTGACACTGCCTATACATGGGCTGACACACCAGAGAAAGCGCAGATGACTATCAGCGGTCAGATGTACGATCGTTTCGATCCTCATCTTGGCCTCAAGGAGATGGACACTGACGAAGTCCTCTCGCAACTGCATGCGAAGTGGAACTACATGGCGACGCCAACCATCGTGGTCTTCTCAGGTGGTGAACCCATGATGCAGCAGGCTGAGCTTATTCCGGTAATGCGTGCACTACGCGAATGGAATAACGAGACACACATCGAGACTGCAGGCACCATCATGCCTTCGCACGAGTTCGATTACCGTGTGACGCAGTACAATGTCTCACCTAAGCTTGCGCACAGTGGCAACCGTCTCGAGATTCGCTACAAGGCACCAACGCTTCGACGCCTACGCGAAACGGGTAAGGCTTGGTTCAAGTTCGTCGTGCAGCCAGACACGCTTCAAGATGACCTAAGGGAGATTGAGAATATCGTAACGGAATGTCAAATCCCTCACAATCGGGTTATGGTCATGCCCGAAGGCTCGACCGCTCAAGGCAACATCAGTAGCGCCCAGAAGATCATAGACGAGGCACTTAGTAGGGGCTATGGCCTCTCGATGCGTACCCACGTCTTGATCTGGGGCGACGACGTAGACAAGTAGGTGCCATGATCACATCGGTTCGTAGCCACAGATTCCGCCTGGTAGGTGGTGGAGGTATAGTAGATGCCTCCGAGCTAGCCACCTACGCGGAGATGCTAAAGGCTTTCGAAATAGAGCATTCCGTGAAGCTGCAAGTCCGATTCGCAGAGGACGGTTTAATCAGCGTCGTCGACCTGCCCAGCACCAAGATCGAGGCGCATAGCGCTAAGGAGGAAGACGATGCAGAATCCAGGATGGGCTAACTTCAAGAACGTGAAGGAGTTCCTGGAGAACCTCGGCAAGGGTCCAAAGAAGGATTCGGAAGATCATTCCATGACGATTCCGAATCGTCGTGACCTTCGCACGAAGGGGATCGGCGTCACACAACGAACTGGCAAGCCTTACGCTCGTCTAACAGGGCGTGCGAGGATGTTGCCTGCATCTCTTGAGCGCTACGTGGCTATCCGCCGTCTCGAAGAGGACGGTAAGACAGTAACCATTGTCATGCCGAAGGCTTACTTCGAGCGTGAAAACCAGTAATGAAACACCATCACCATGTCACTACCCAAGCGATGAGGGGCACATGCCATCTAGCGATCCGTTGAAGGGTTCATCTCCGCACACGCGTAAGCACTACGAAAGCCTGTTGGCGGAAATTGCCAATGGAACTACTCCACCTTTAACTGTAGCGCAGCAGCTACGACGTGAGGCACGTATGAGTGAGGCTATCGACGCTGCTGCCACAGTCCTACGTATAACCACTAACCTCGACGTAGAAGATGTCCACGGCGTAGACACGCCGAGGCGTTTCGTGGAAATGCTCATGGAGCTTACTACGCCAACGCCCATCAAGTGGACGACGTTCCCTAACGAGGGGATGGACGAGATGATCATTGTGCGTGACATTCCATTCACGTCGCTGTGTCAACATCACGTTGTTCCCTTCATCGGCCATGCACATGTCGGCTATATCCCTGACAAGCTACTGCCAGGCCTCAGTAAGATCGCACGTACCGTCCAACACTTCGCGCACAGTCTGCAGGTTCAAGAGCGGCTAACCAAGGAGGTGGCAGACTTCCTCGAAGAGAACCTCATGCCATTGGGCGTCGCCGTCGTGATAGAAGCTGAACACATGTGTATGGCTATCCGCGGCGTGCAAGTTCACGGAGCTGAAACGTACACAGCTGTTATGCGTGGTCGCTTCATGGACCACGAACGTACTGCCAAGGCGGAATTCCTTTCAAGGATCAACGGAGGGCACTAATGCGTGAAGGTGAAGGTCCTATCGACTATGACGCCATCGACGTTGAAGCTACGAAGCTGCCTGAGGATATAGCAACTGAAGAGGACGTGGAAGCTACTGTCCACTTTGCACAGTACCTCGCATCTCTCAGTGAGCAGTTCGACGTCGTGGCAGCGGCGCGGCACGCAATGGGTGCCACGAAGTATGGTCCCGGTAAGTTTCTATCAGTTGATACCATCGAGGAAGCGTTGGCAGAAATAGTAGACCTCGCAAACTACGCAAGGTACACCTTTATCAAGCTACGCCTTCTTCAGGATGCCATCAACGAGATCGCACCACCTGAAGGGGTCAGCACTGACTTCATCAAGTCGGGCGAATTCACTAAGCCACGAAAGGATGCGCAGTGAAAGCAGCTCTGATTCCTCCCGCAGGGTATGAGGAGACAGCACTAGCCAGCGACATTCATCTGGTGCTACCACTGCCCACGTTGGTTACCAACCAAACGTACATCGATACGTACAGGAAGGCAGCAGCTCGAGGCGACTACATCATCCTGGACAATGGTGTAGCTGAAGGTGACCTACGTCCAACAGCGACGATCATGCACATGGCACGTACTGTTGGTGCACACGAGATCGTCGCTCCAGATGTAATGGGTGATATGTCAGGCACTAGAGCGCTGACGCGTAAATTCCTCGCTTCCGCCGGTAACATCGACGACTACAACGTCATGGGTGTCTGTCAAGGTGCCAATTGGCCTGAGGTTCACACCCTCATCGAGTTTTTTGCTCGATACCCATACATCACGACGCTTGGCATACCCAAGGTTCACCTTGCTAGAGGTCTAACAGCGCGATTCGATATCGTGACGAAGATCCTAGACCGTTACGGAAGCACATTCAAGATTCACCTCCTTGGTGCTCACCGTAACGCTGTCGCTGAACTCTGGAAGTGTGACTTCCCCGCCCAAGTCCGCTCGACAGATTCAACTTTGCCGTACAAGTTCGCTAGGCACTTTACGCCACTCAGCGATGCACTGGCGTCAGACGACGTATACTTTCAACGTTGGGATGGATACTTCAGTCATAGGGTCGACATCAGTGCTATGATGTTGAACACGAACATCTCCACCTACAAGGAATGGGCAAGACGGAATGAAGGCTGAAGAACAGGGAGCGCACTGCTCTGAATGTCCGCTGCGAGACGCCGGGTTTGTGCCGACCAAATACCCACAGGGCGTACCGCAAGCTTCCAATTCCGGACCTAGAATTGCCATCGTAGGTGAAGCGCCTGGATTCGCTGAGACAGCCTATGGGCAACCTTTCACGGGGCCTAGCGGACAGCTGCTCAATCAGGTACTGAAGCACCACAAGATTAGGCGAAGCGAGGTGTTGTTGACCAATGTTTGCTTATGTCGCCCTGCAGATAATGCGACCCCTCCTAGAGCTGCAGTGGTTGCGTGTAAGGATCGTCTCGCGAGAGAACTCCAGCAGTACCAACCAACGCATATCGTTGCTCTTGGCGGGACCGCAGGAACTCTTCTGGCTAACAGTCCGGGGACAATTACCACACTTCGCGTTGGACCCCCCAAGCAGCCGGCTCGCTTCCTCGATGATGGTTCAGGGAATATGGATAACGTCAAGGTTATCCCGACCTGGCACCCGGCGTACTGTCTCCGTTCGGCTGACGCTTTCCCAGCCCTCGTTACGGACTTTGGCAAAATAAAGGAGTCGCGCAGTGAGCCTTGGATTGAACCTGAATGGCGAGCGTTTGACGATCCATCTGACGCGCGAGCCATCATTGCTGAGCTTCGACGAGGAGAGGGGCCTCTCGTTGTCGATATTGAAGTTGGCTTCGACAAGGATGAGGCATTCGATCACCCGAACAACTATACTCTACTGTGCGTGGGAATCGGTTACGCAAGAGGGCGCGCAGTGGTTCTGGGTGAGCGTGCACTTGCCGACGACGTTGTGGCAAATGAACTGCGGGGACTCCTCAGCTCTAGACGACTCATTGCGCACAATGGAAAGTTTGACCTCGCAGGACTCTACCCTCGACTTGGCGCCTTGGATCTCTGGTTCGACACAATGCTTGCCTCATACACCCTTGACGAACGGCCAGGCAACCATGGGCTAAAAGTCCTAGCCGTTGAAAGACTTGGCGCACCAAGGTACGACGATGAGATCAAGAAGTATGTACCTCGCCGAGGGAACTATGCGGACATTCCGCGACCTATCCTCTACAAGTACAATGCGTACGACGTCGCGTGCACATGGGCTTTGTTCGAGCTCTTCACGGAGGCCATGGAGCAAAGGGGTCTACGCAAGGTTCACGACTTCATGGTAGCAGCTGCGAACCAGCTGATGTACCTGGAACTCAATGGTATCTCGATCGACCGTGAGTACTCCAACAAGCTCATCCACGAGTACACGGAACGACTCGCCGTCATCGAGGAAGAGATGGACGAGATCGTCAAAGCTTCAACGGGTCACCTCGATGAGCCGTTGACGGGAATCAATCCACGTTCGCCTATGCAAGTGAAGAAGTACCTGGAATCGCAAGGAGTACGAGTTGCTTCTACGAACGAGGAGACACTCACAGCCTTGCTCGGAAGACTGTCTCAGGGGAGTGCCTGCCGCAACTTTGTGGAGGTTCTTCTTCGGTACCGACGCCAACACAAGCTCGACAGTACATACATCGTTGGAATCCGTAAAAGAATGTACCGTGGACGTATTTACACTACTTACCTTCTCCACGGAACAACGTCCGGACGGTTGGCATCTCGAAACCCGAATCTCCAGAACATTGTTCGTGATTCGGAGATCCGACGGCAGTTTAGTGTCAGCAAGCCTGGAAACGTACTAGTCCAGTGCGACTACGCTAACGCTGAGGCTCGTGTCATGGCTACACTCGCGCAGGATGAATACCTTCGGACCATCCTGAGTAATCAAACGCCAGGATACAAGTTCTTCAACGAGCTCTCGGATCAACTCTACGGGGCAGGCAAGTGGGGTAAGGAAGAGTACATCCGTACCAAGGCATTCTTCTATGGCATCGCGTATGGTCGAGAGGCCCACTCGATCGCCATGGAGTTC